TGTCCTTTAATGCTAGGATCAATTGCAGTCATCCATGTTGTTTTAACATCGAACGGTAATGGGTCATTAGGACCAATAGTACTAGGGTTAGTTCCAATGAACCATTCATTGCCCGCATGTTTAACTGCTTCCCATACTTTCATATGTCCTTGGTGTGCAGGATTGAAACGACCAAAACAAAAAGCCGCATCTGCTTTATGATGTTTTGTTTCAAATATTTGTCTTAATCTCATTGCGGTGCTCCTACGGGTTTCTTACCAGGTGCCCAGCTTGTAGGAACAATCTTAATGTTGCCATACTTGTGATGTTTCTGTGCATAGCGAACATGCCCTTCACCATGTGTGTCCCAAATTTCTTTACGAGGTTGAGCTTTGATAGCCGCGTCCACGGTATCTTTCATATTTCTAATGCCCTTAATCAAATGGAATATAGCATCAAGACCCCCAGGATGGGCTTGTGTCATAGCTATGATATGCTGTTGTTTCTTGGCACTAACACCTTTTTGTGTCATCCAATTGATAAAATCGTTACCACTTAACTGATTAAAATCTATTTCTTGATTGGCATGCTTGTTGCTCATGGCATTGAAGAAAGGATAAAATATTCCGTTCTTATCTGGATCCGGTAAACTACCTAAGAATCCATCTATAACTGCGGCATGTTTATTTGCATATTCAATCATGCCGTCTACTGCACTGATATCTACTTCAGGTGCGGCATCTGTATAGATAGGACCTTGTACTATAAGTCCAGGAGTTTGATTAAATTCATCAAAGTTATCTTTAGGAACTTGCTCTCTATCGCTAGCACCAAAGCTAGGAAATTCTGCATGGCCTACAACCATTACGTGAGCTCGAGAAATACGTTGCCCTAGATCACTAGCGGCATCCACATGATATGTTGTATCGCTTAAAGGGTTAGGACTAAACTCCCATACACCTTGCGGATATTCTTTTGTAGGCGGTGTTAGACGTTTAGGATTAGCAGGCTCTACACCAAACAAATTATCTGCATAAACAAAGCCAACAAAATCTTTAGGAGTTGCCGCATCAAACAATGGATATAGATTACTAAAGTTTGTAGCAAATTGTTTACGCTTTTCTATTTCTTCTGGAGTTTTAGCATTGCCACTTTTGTTTACAATAAAATCATAAACATCATGTGGGTTTTCGCTTTTAACACCTTTGCCCCATTGATTGTGTCCTGCTAAGATTAATGGTCCACCTTTAGTTTCGCGTCCCCAATAAACTTGTGGATTACCATCCCACTTACGGCGTACAGTAGTCTTACCACTTTTTTCGCTAGCAATTTCTTTAAAGTGTCCAAGTGCTTCTAATGTACCAGCGGCACCTTTAAAAAATACAAGATGCTCAGGATGGTTAAATGGACGGCCGTATTTTTCCATGCTGTCGTCTTCTGCGGCAGCTGGTTTAGCTTTTACTTCATAAAGGAATAATTCTCTAAGACGCACATTTAATCCTTATAAACGCCGTCTTGTATATGTTGTAAAGTTTCTTCGTGTAGTTTATTACAGATTTCTTCACACATTTCTTCGTCTAAACTATCGGGCAATTCTCTAATAGGAAACTTTTCAATGTACATTTTATAGCTGTTTTTTACAGCTGGTTCGAATATATTGTGTTTAGTATCTTTTTTATGGTCAACACTATCGATACAACGAGCAATAGCTGGAAACATATGACGTCTGTAGGCATGATCGTCATTGTGCATAAAGTGTATAAGATCTTCGATTAGATCATAATCGATTTCACGTTTATCGCCCTTGTGTGCAACAAACTTTGAATCATCAAAGTATCTATCTTCTAATAAGTCTTGCATTCGCATTTTTAAAGCCCAAAGTAATAAATCAGCAGAAAACTCTGCGGTTAGAGTATTTATCGCTTTAGCTTTTAACGATGCGCTCTATTTTAGCAATGCTACCGCCCAAGTGCATTTTAGCCAGCAATAAATTGTTATCACCGGTAATATAAAAGTGTGTGCCGCCCCAACTACGCGGTTTTCCTAAGTCTCTAACACAACTTTTAGTAAGTTTACATTTTTTGCTAGTTTCAGCCCACTCGATAAACGAAGGGTTAGGCTGTGTAGTTTTGCCCAAGGTAATACGATAATCATAATCCATCTTGGGCATAATTATTGTGCCAATAGACAAATTAGCATTAGGATCGGGCTGGCTAACATATTTTACCCTATCAGGGTTTAATTTAATCAGCGCATCTACATTCTTTTTACTATTAGAATATATACTGATCCATGGGCTTTCTACACGTATATCATAGTCTGAAAGATTACTTAATGCGGTAGCTAGGCTAAATGCATAATCTAAATCTTCTTGACTTTTAATCGAAGTATTACGATATTTCTTTTCCTGTCCTAAGTTTATCTTTTTTAATTCTTCAAAGGTCTTAGTTATGTCGCCACTACGAAACCATTGAGAACCAGCACACGTCAGTACAATCTTGTACTGATATGTGCCTCTAAACAAACATCTTGTAGTTTTATACTCCATTTTCTAATTGAACTAGGCTAATTGTACTGTCTGCTAGCAATGGAACTTTAGGTTCCTTTGGAATAGCAACAAGTACTAGTTTGTCGTTGTCGATAGTAACTGTAGCAGTTCCACCGTTCTTTAGTGCGCCAAATAACATCATCTTAGCAAGATCTCGTTTGATCTCTTTATCAATAACACGTTGTAACGGACGAGCACCCATCTTAGTATCAAAGCCTTTGTTGATTAACCATTCAATACCGTCTTTGTTAATCTTAACTTTAATGCCTTTATCTTTGACTTGATCTCGCAATTCTTCAATAAACTTGTTAACAATCTTGACCATAGTTTCTTTAGCCAGTTTGTTAAATGTAACAACACCGTCTAAACGATTGCGGAATTCAGGAGTTAAAAACTTCTTCAAATCTGCATCACTGTAGTCTTTTTCTTGCGAGCCAAATCCAATAGCATTTTTCTCTGCACTTTGAGCACCAGCATTGGTAGTAAGAATAAGAATTAAATTACGGCAATCAGCACTCTTACCATTGCTTCCGGTAATAAACCCATTGTCCATTACTTGTAACAACACAGTCATTACATCTGGATGTGCTTTTTCAATTTCATCTAACAACAGTACAGCGTTAGGTGATTCTTGAATACCAGTAATCAATTGTCCAGCATTTTCTTCAAACCCAACATATCCGGGAGGGCTACCAATTAACTTGCTGATACTGTGTTTTTCTTGGTATTCACTCATATCAAAGCGAATTAGTTTAACACCTAAGTGTTTAGCCAATGCTTTAGCAGTTTCTGTCTTACCAGTACCAGTCGGGCCCATAAACACAAAAGATCCAACAGGCTTGTTTTCACTCTTAAGTCCGGCTTGTGCAACAATAATCTTATCTACAACTTCTGTCAAAGCCATATTTTGGCCGTAGACTTCTTTTTCAAGATTAGTTTGTAGTGTGGCAAGATTACTGCTTTCGGTTTCCATAATCTTCTCTTCAGGCATTTGAACCATCTTGGCAAGCTCAAACTGAATTTCACGTTCGCCAATAACTCTGTCATCTGCTAGTTTCAAGTTAAAGCGACTACAAGCAACATCGATCAAGTCAATAGCTTTATCTGGAAGTTTCTTGTCTGTTTGATACTTAACTGACAATTTAACAGCCGCTTGGATAGCATCGTTGCGAATCTTAACATTGTGGAATGTTTCATAGTACTTTTTAATACCTTGTAAAATACTAATACTCATTTCTTGTGTAGGCTCGTCAACAGTAATTCGTTGGAAACGGCGCATTAACGCACGATCCTTTTCAAAGTGTTTACGATATTCTTCCCATGTAGTTGATGCTACAACTTTAATGTTACCTTTGCTTAGTGCAGGCTTCATCATATTAGCGAGGTCGTTGGCGCTATTGCTTGCACTACCAGCACCGCTGATCATGTGTGCTTCATCGATAAACAAGACAGTTTTGCCTTTCTTTTGTAGTGCCTTGATAACGTGTTTGAAACGCTCTTCAAAGTCTCCACGATATTTAGATCCAGCAAGCATAGCTGAAATATCTAAACTATAGACTTTGTAATCTTTAAGGAATTCTGGAACAGCACCATTAACGATATTATAGGCAAGGCCTTCTGCTATAGCAGTCTTACCTACACCGGGATCGCCTACAAGGATCACATTGTTTTTACTACGACGACCTAATGCTAGTGCAATGTTTTCTAATTCGTCAACACGGCCAATAACCGGATCTACTTTCTTTTTAGTAACTAGGTCATTTAGATTACTAGTAAATGCCGCCAACGCACGGTCGCCTTGACTATCGCCAGGGCCTTCTTCTTCGTTTTCTTCTACGTTATTGTTTAGGAAGTCATTGAATTTGTCTTTATCAATTTCAGCTTTTTGGATATAGTATTGAGCCCAACTACGTTTTTCTCCGATCATAGCAAGGAAAACATCTGTTGGTTCAATGCGTTGACGTCCATTAAACAGGACCTGTGTGAACGCACGATTAAGCACTCGCTCAACCGCTTGTGTTTTTTTAGGTTTAACAACTACATCGGTAATGGTAATTTCAGAGCATTTATTTTGCAAATAATTAGCTAGGTCTTTTTTCATTTCTTCTGAATTAGCACCAAAGCCCTGAATAGTATTAGCAAATCCTTCGTCGGCTAGCATAGCCGCCAATAGATGTTCTATTGTCAAATATTCGTGATGTAGTTTTTTAGCAGTATCAATTGCTCTTTCAAATACTGCTTGCAGGTTATCACTTGGTTCAACCATTACGTTTCCTTTTCTTTTGTTTTTTAATTGCTAATGCTAATTTTAATGGACTCATTTTGTCAGTAAAGCAAACGCCGTTTAGGTGATCTAGTTCATGTAGAAAACACCTAGCGTCAATGCCTACAAGTGATATTGTACACTTTTTTCCTGTT